TTGCGTAGGATTTATGTTTAACATTTGAAACTTTTTGGAAAGATCTTTCGACAAAGCAAATATAAATTTAGGACATTCATTTATTTTATGTAAATCCAATAATTTAATTAATCTTGCATTTGAAAAAAACAAATGCATAATATTATCTGCCAATTTTTTACCATCTTCTGCAGTTTTTAATTCTTTTTCTGTATTCAATAAATTGGATGATGCGGCACCCATACTAATTAAGAAGACTTAAAAGTTTCTGGCATTGCTCTAAACGTCGGAGGCATTTTACGAGAGTTCCTTCACTTACATCACATGCCGAAGCAATAATATTCGGTGTAAGTTTCTCATATCCACGCCGCATTAATACAAATGCCAAAACAGCAGAGGCAAGACTTGGCGGCATATTTTCTTTACTAATTTCATCTGCTTCTGCCGCATTTGCCACTTTAATCGCAGTGGCACGAATCATATCTATATCTGTACGTTGAATGGGCAATTTACTAAGAGGGAATGAAATGTAATCGGCGGCATGAGTTGTTTTCAATTGTGATGGAATAATGGTATTCTGCGAAAGGAGCGATTTCTGTTTCGCCATTGCTAAGACACATTGGAAATCTTTGAATGCTTTTGTAAATTGGGCATTTTGTAGATGAAACATATCTGCTACATCTTTCGGCTTTCTAGGAGCCCCAATCATTTTCAAAGCACTGTAAATACATGACGCAACCACAGAAGCTCGAGATAATCCGCGTTTATCACAATGCTCCACAAGTTGAACGTATAAATCTTTCGCCAAATCAATCACTTTCTGCTCTATTCCATGATTTGTAGCGGCGAGTGTCATTTGCTCGAAGACCTGGAGTAGGCTGCGTTTCTTATATGGAAACATGGACCATGTATGAAATCTGCGAATTCTCATCATGGCCGAACGTGCACTGGCATGTCCGCCATGTCCAACACCAAGTATAATTGTTCCTAGTGAAGAATCGGAAAATCTCGGATCGGTTGGAGCACCAACGCGACATGGATCACCACCACCACGATCATCGGAGCTGAAGAAACGATATTCAGCTCCCATATCTAAAGGTCTTTCAGTAACACAGCCACATCCTTTACAAATAACAAGTTCATCTTTATCTTGCCAATCGATATCATTGCACATAGAGCATTCGTTCTTTTTAGATTCAGTATCAAAACAATCTGTATAGGCGGACCAATTAAACGTATCCTCTGCTGCCTCTGCCTCCTCTGCCGCTGCTGCATCTGCAAGTTTCTTAAATGCTGGGAATAAACTTGCCATGTTCTTGAGACTTGTGTAAAAGGGATTTATCTCATTCAACTTTTATTTCTACCTTTCAAATCCTCCAATCTGTGCCCAATAATACTTTCAGTGATGCCGCCTCTGTCTGAATCCACGAAGATCCTGCATGTGTCATATGAATGTATTCAAATCCACTTGGGTAATGAATATAATACCCGCCCATTACAAATCTCCGCAACATGAAAATGGCATCTGCCGCTAAAACATCTTCACTCTTTACGGTGTCTGGTAAACACTGCACACATTCAGAATGTAATATCCAATTCCCATCATTCAATAAATAGAAACATTTGTCATTTTGTAAGAAGGAATTCCATAAAGATTTATCGAGCACTGTCCCAGAAAATTGTGCACAAGGTCTCTCCATCTTTCCTGATGCAGTATGAAGTGTTTTGAAATCGGCACTTCCATAGATACGCTTTGTATTCGTAAAATCCAATTCGCCCAAGAAATCAAACCATTCGTCGGGAAATACGTTATCACTATCCAATAACGCAATCCAACCTTTTTTACACAAGCTCAGAACTTTCCGTTTATTTTCATAAATTCCTAGACGTCTTTCGTTTTTATAAAGGCGTAGCTTCTCATGCTTGGGATGAATCCCGAAAGCGATGCGAATTTCATCATAATCTTCTCCTGTTTCATCGCATATCACAACTTCATTTACTTCAGGACGATCTAGAAATACAGGTATCATTGTCTTTAAAAAGGACCATCGTCGCATAGTTGGAATAGCAATTGTTAGATTCGTCATCCTCTGTAAATTATAAATTGTTTAAGTTTAGATGTCAGAACCGAATAAACAAGTGGGTCTGGAAAATAGAACATCTATTTTACCAACACCTGCTGTTGAAGCAAAAGAACCAGGTCTCTTAGGGCCTGATTATAGTTTTGCCGATAATCTTCCTCTTCCAGGTCAAGTGGGAGTGCGAAGTGGCGATGATATGGCGTCTGTGATTGATTCCATAAAGGCCGTTGGATATTATGTGGATATGATAGGATTTGGGGAGGCGAGTTCAGGCTTATCGCGCGGTGTTGGACCAGGAGGTGGGCCAAGACCACTCGGCGTAAGAACATGGATGAAGACGGGTCTTAAATGTAGTAATGGTGCTGATATGTGGATGTATTTAGATGGCGTGCCAACAGGAGATGCTCTGGGAAAACGTGTAAAAGATGGATTGGCATCGGCCGGATTACCAGGAATGCGTGGTCTAGCTCCTGGAATTTTAGAAGATGCTCAAAATGCTCTTGATCCACGTCCTATATTGAAAACGGCCTTTGGTACAGGATATCCTCAATGTAGGCTTGATACGCAACCCGTGGGAGATCAAGACGGAAATATCCAGAATCCAGCCACGGGGGCTTATTATATTCCACAGCATCAAACAGTCTTTAAACAAAATGGTATGTCATATCAAAAACGTTGGGTACAAGATCGTGATTTAACAAAAGAGCAATGGAAGAATGCAGAAAAAACACATTGTCCCGATGGTTATTTAATTGCTAGTCACAGAGATTTAAATTGTAATGGACCTCTTGATTCAACAGAAGCTTTTGAAGGATTTATGTCATATAGGAATGTACAATTACTGTCGCTTATGACTGTTGCACTCCTAGGGTCTGCTGTATTATATATGAAACTATCTAAGCGAGTTGTTTAAATACAAAGAGGGCAGCCACTGCTCCCAGAATTTGTGATAAAGAATATCCAACACATTCGGAAGCATTAATAGCACCTTTGAGATACATGGCAATACTGACTGCAGGATTTATATGTCCGCCGCTGATATTTCCAGTCATATACACAACACCCGCGAGTGTTAAACCTATTACGAGCCAATTGCCAGTGAATAAGATGGAAGTGAGAAGTAAAAATGCCCCAACAGATTCAGCAAGAAGAGGAAGGAATTGCATTCTAATAAAAGGAAGTAAAAAGTAAAAGGTAAAAGGGTAAAAAATTGATTTTCAAACATCCGGTATAAGTAAATCCACACAATGGCTACGAATCGTATTAAGAGAGAGTTGCTTGATTTACAGCGAGACCCTCCTTCCAATTGTTCTGCTGGACCCGATGGTGATAATATGTACAAATGGAAAGGTGTTATTCTAGGTCCTTCAGATAGTCCTTATTCTGGAGGTTTATTTCATCTAAATATTAGTTTTCCTGTAGATTACCCATTCAAACCACCTCTAATATCATTTTCCACGCAGATTTATCATCCTAATATCAATTCAGCGGGAGCAATATGTCTGGATATTTTGAAAACTCAGTGGTCTCCTGCTCTTACTATTTCAAAAGTTCTATTGAGTGTATGTTCTTTATTGAATGACCCGAATCCTGATGATCCCTTAGTTCCAGAAATTGCTAGAATATATACGACAGATAGGGCTGAATATAACAGGAAAGCCAAAGAATATACGATACAATATGCTCAAAATTAATTATTCGTAAGAGTAGTAGAAAGATGAATAAAGTTTTTGTTGTTTTGGGATGGTTTGTTCTTGGAACCTTAGCATTAGCGATTGCCAGACAACTTTCAGAACAAAAAGAAATTGATGCAAGTCTCTACGCTCCTGCTGCTTTAACAGAACGATTTGTAGATTTGAAGCCGAGTGAATTTAATAAGAAAAGGGAGCCTGATGTATTATTGAGTGATACAATGGCTGTAAAACCCAAACCTGTGATCGGTGATTTAACGGCACAAAGTTGTGCGTCGAGTGTCTCTATGCAACCTCAACTAACAGGAAATTACGCCCAAGTGACGAATAATTGTAGACATAGAAGTCCCGAATCGTGCTCTTGCCCTATGACAGCATTCGTAAATACAGTGTATAAATAATACAAGGGTTTATAAAGAATGTTGTATATGATAAGCCATGAAACTTCTGAGAAAACGTGTTGGTATTCAAGTGGAATATCGGCAGAGAATATTCCATTACATCTTGAAGGTGAATGGAATATTCTAGCAATTGATGCTAGAAATAGAATAAAAAAAATAACAAAGTCTCTTTTTAAATTTATTAGCTTGTGTAAAAGATGGATTCAGTTGAGGAAACGTATAACGAATCCTAAATACTTGTGCAGAAGGGAACTTGGTCTTGGTCTTGGGACTTCTCCTGCTCCTGGTCTTGTGACTGCTCCTGCTCCTGGTCTTGGGACTGCTCCTGCTCCTGGACCTCCTCTTGTTCCGAATCAACAATTGCACACCCAGTTTTCTCAGCCTTCTTCTTTTGGGGTGGCGGAGGAATCCATGTTCCTTGACGGGCAGATTCAACATCTTTCCAAAACAAGTCCAAAGCATTTTGAGAACTTTGAAACCAAACTGGATCACGCTGAAGTGTCACGCGACGTAATTGAACCACCTCCCATTGATATTTCTCCACCAGAACCCAGCCGTCCCTTTCAACATACGAATCAGCATGAGAATCGTACACATAGACATAACGCATGTCTAATGTTTCCTGGTTGCCCTCTAATATAATCCAGCCATGATGAACTTGTGTTGGGGTATCTGTTGCATCTAATTCTTTGAATTTGACTTCTACAAATTCACAGGAAGGTACATCGCATACTTCCATCTGAAGTTGCATTTGACACCAATAATCAAACTGTATTTTATCATTAATAACGCGAGAAGGAGGACACTTAATTTCAACGAGTGTTCCAATAAGTTCTGGGTGTTTTTTACAATCTATGAAAAGGCCATCGGGACTTGCCGCAATTCTTGAATTATTTCTATGACGAATTCGCCCTAGTTCGTAAATAGACGCATCCAATGTTTTCTCAAGAATGTGTTTTACAACAGGTTCATAGCGAACACCCCAATCCATTGGACCTGTTTTTTCGCGAGAAACCGCCAGATTTCTTTTTATTGAGGGAGCCTCAAGTAATTCTCTCGCTTTCGACATAATTAATGCCGCTCTTGTTCTAGGGCCTTTCCAAATGGCTGCAATTTCACTCGCTGTAAGAATATTTCTTGTTTCTGCATACCATTCTGCAGTCCTCTGTTCTATTTGTTTGACTGTAAGTAACCATTTCCAGTCAGTGCAGGCAGTCGAGGCTGTCAAGGCAGTCAAGGCATTTATGGAAATTCTAGAAGGCGAAATAAGAGAGGATTCTTCTAGACATTGTCTTCGGAAATCTAAGACAGCTTCCAAATACTGGGACGATTCTCCAACTTGAAGATCCCACAAATCTCTTGCATCATCAGCCCATACATCATAAAATGCTAGATTTGTGGGCAAAGGATTCATGTCTTCATAAATTGCCATAAAATCAGAAGCATTATTCATTTGTTTGACCCGCATTTTCAGCTTCCTCTACTTTCATATTTTTACTTTTCACACGAAATGTCATTTTCTTTTCAAGAATATTTGAAAGCATCTTTCCATCGGCTGTCTTGTGATACACAAGCCCTTTAATCTCCTGAATCTCCTCCTTTTCTTGGTCGTATACAACACACGTCTTACTATTCAAGAGTTTCTTCTCAAGAGCCTTTTCAATCTTTGCTTTTAAATAATTAGTATCATCATCCGTTAAATTCAATCTCTTTTTCTCAGCTTCAACGAAATTACGAATACGATTTAATCGCAATCCTCTTTCCAAACGATGCCACGGGCGTTTATAAGCTTCTTGTGCATTTAAATTTAGAAATTGTTCTAATTCTGGATTTACACCATAGGAAGAACTACTCGCCGATGAGCGGCGTTTCCTCGTTGAGTTCTGAGGGGCCTGCATATAAAGATTCTTCTCACTATTCTCTTAGACCTTTATATGCGTCCTTTTGAACTCACACAGAATCAATCAAATCTCATTTATAGAACATCATATCTTTTAGCATTTTCAAGCGTCTATGGCTTTTATAAAGGTCATTATATGTGTATATTCCCTTTTTTATCTTTTTTATCATCCGTGAATCATTGGCGAGACCCGAGATATGACTGGAAACGGAGCATTGACCTTATTGTAGTCAGAAATAGTATTACAGTCCATAGTATTTTAGCGTATAGTATGAAATATTCTTTGTATTATTATTATTTATTGGCAGTATCTCTCGCTTTATATCCACTAAGTTGGTATTTTTATAATAAGAAACAGTATTTAATATCAACATATGTTCATTGTTTATATCACATAACTTGTAATATGGGATGTATTATATTATACCAAGAGGCAAGATAATGCTGACCAGAGTGTTAAAAGAGTGCCGTAGCGTCCTAGTTGTATTTCTTTACATTGATCGGCCCATCCCCAATCATCTTTTACACCAATCTCATCACCTATCCAAAGAAATGGACGAAGAATAGGAACGTCTGGAATATCTTGTTCTTTTTCTAAGAATTCCGTCCATGTATATAAATCCGAGAAATTCGTTAGTTCTTTTTTTAATTTGAAATAGAAAGTTCCGTTTTTAGATATTCCTTCGCCGACAAATCCATTTGGTGTTAGATAAGTGTTTATGATTTCTTGGTCTGACATATCATTGTCCGTTTCCCAGATTTCTGTACCACCCTTTGTAAGAAATACAGAGACTTTCCATACTTTACACCCTGTTGAAGAATTGACACATGAATCAAAAGAATAAGGAATAATGAACATCTGTGTAAAAGAGGTTGTTGCGGTTTAGGTTTATAATCTGTATTTTATTGCAGAGTGAACAATAGAGTATGCAGACTAATTTAATGCCATCTTTTACTTTACGAAGTCGTCGTGAAACAAATCCTGAAGAAGTTATTAATAGTCGTCTTGTTAATTATTGGGAAAATGATTCTCCGCAAATTACAGCTGGAACTCGTCCTCAAAGTTCTTTTAAAGATACAAATCCGACGTCGTCGCGATTATATAGAACTGATTTGAATCGCGCACAGCCGTATGTGACACCTGCTGAATCTGTGGAAAAGGTGAAACGTGAAGGACAGTTGCGATATGATATGGCACAGACGTTGAATACTTTACAGAAGTTGAAAATACAGAAAAAGACCCCTGCTACAGAATTACAGATAAAAGAACAGGCGATTTTATATAATGCATTGGCAATCAAGGCGAAATCGTTGAATGATGATGCTTTGGCGGCGAATCCTTATTTTGATAAATATGATATTGCGAGTGATTCGAGAAATGTAATCCGTGAACTTCGTGGAGCAGTGAGTGAAGAGATTGTTGATAGAGGTTTGATTGAATCTCAAAAACTTTTGAAAAGAGAATTTGAAAGTCGTTGGGTTGAAGCAAGTGTTGATTCTATTTCTGCATTTGAATTATTACGCCCTAAATTTAATAATATGGAAAATGTATATAATAAATAATTTGTCTGGACTGTCTTGACTGTCTTGACTGTCTTGACTATCTGCTGTCTTAATCGAAAGATATTACTATGGGACAATCATGCTTTTGTAAAAGCTTGACTGCCGCTGTATCATTCTTTATATTTCTCTTACGTGTTTGTGACTGGCTTGTGTTTGTTGTGTTTGTTGTGTTTGTTGTTGTGGTTGTTGTGGTTGCTGTGGAATCACGAGTAGATGTTTCTGAACGTTGTTTTGTTTGTTCGCGCATGGCAGTATTCATTTCCTTTTCAATTTCTGGTTGATGGCCTTTGATATAGTTAAGAATACCTTTTTCAATTGCCCAACGAAAGAAATTGAGCTTACCGACAGTTGTAAGAAATGCTTCATGGCCTGGTATTTGAAATGAAATACGCTCTCTTCTACAAAAAGGATCAAACATCTTTTTACTGTATGCTTTTAGTTGATTTTTGTAATTCATATATACTACAAATTCTTGGCCGTTTAGAATATATGATGTACTGTGAGCCTTTGAATAATTTGTAACAAACCAGTCAATGAGACGTAGGCTCATATCACTTGTTCCTTTTAATAATTCTACGATTTCGTTCAAATTATCAAGAGTACTATAAAATCGTTGAAGACTTAATATAATAATTTCTTGCTTGCAATGAATCTTACGTTTCCTTGTTTGGACGTCTGGTGTCATGGTCGGTGGCTGTTGCATTTGCTATGTGCTACAATCTTATTCCCGGAATTCTTAGGCCTCCCTTTAATAGTAAGTGTAATGGATATGCCAGATAAATATTCATCACATAGTCTTCTTCCTGCACCGAAGAATAAAACGCCAATTATACAAGTACAGAGTGGGGGTAGTCGTTTTAGAATAACACGTAAGCAAAGTGGTGGTGGTCAACAAAGGAAAAAATCACCTGCAGCGAAAAGAAGGCAAGCCAAAAAACAAAAACAGCAAGCCGAATATGAAAAACGAAAACAGAAAGAAAAAGCCGCGGCTGCAGGAAAAGGCGAAGAAGATGGCGAAGAAGAAGGCGAAGAAGATGGCAAAGAAGAAGACGAAAAAGATGGCGAAGAAGATGGTGAAGAATTTTTGAATGATGCTCCTGCAGCAGAAGCTGCTGTGACTCCTGCTGAAGCTGCTGTGACTCCTGCTGAAGCTGCTGTGACTCCTGTTGCTCCTGAAGCTCCTGCTTCTCCTTCTCCTGCTCCTGCTGTGACTCCTGCTACTCCTCCTGCTGCTTTAACAGAGAGAAATGATACTTTAGCGGGAGCAGCAGCAGCCGCAACGACAGGTTCTTTAACCTCTTCTCTCGCGGCAATTTCTGCCCTTGCTTCTCCTTCCAGTGGCTCTGCTCCTCCTGAAGCTCTTGCTGCTCTTGCTGCTCCTGAAGCTCTTACTGCTCCTGCTCTTGCTGTTCCTGCTCCTCCTGAAGCTCTTACTGCTCCTGCTTCTCCTCCTCTTGCTCCTTTAAAAGAGTCAAATCATACTTTAGCGTCTGCAGCAGCAGCGGCTACTGCAAGTACAGCTTCTTTAACCTCTGCTCTCGCAGCAATTACTGCTCTTGCTGCTACTCCTGCATCTCCTACCTCTCCTGCTGTAGCTCCTGCTGCTCCTGCTCCTGCTCTTTCTCCTGCCCCTTCTGCTCCTCCTGTTCTTGCTGTTCCTTCTCCTTCTACTGCTCCTTCTCCTTCTTCTGCTCCTTCTCTTGCTCCTAATCCTTTAACAGAGACGAATAATACTTTAGCGGCAGCAGCAGCTGCTACTGCAAGTACAGCTTCTTTAACCTCTGCTCTCGCAGCAATTACTGCTCTTGCTGCTACTCCTGCATCTCCTACCTCTCCTGCTGTTTCTCCTGCTGCTCCTGCTCCTACTGCTGCTCTTGCTCCTCCTGTCTCTCATACTCTTGCTGATCCTGCTCCTTCTGCTCCTTCTCCTTCTACTGCTCCTTCTCTTGCTGCTACTCCTTCTCCTTCTTCTGCTCCTTCTCTTGCTCCTAATCCTTTAACAGAGAAGAATGATACATTAGCGGCAGCAGTAGCTACTGCAACTACAGCTTCTTTAACCTCTGCTCTCGCAGCAATTACTGCTGTTGCTCCTCCTCCTTCTCCTCCTTCTGCTCTTGGTTCTTCTCTTGCTCCTTCTGCTCTTGGTTCTTCTCTTGCTCCTTCTGCTCTTGGTTCTTCTCTTGCTCCTTCTGCTCTTGGTTCTTCTCTTGCTCCTTCTGCTCTTGGT